ATTAACAAGTTGTGTTAATCAAATGGATCGTTTAAAAGACGCTCAAAAGAAGTATCCGAAATGTATTGTACAACCAACAACAAGTTTATTAGCCCGAGAGGGTTATCAAGTGATGGTTGAGGATACTATTAGCAATCAAATCTATGTATTAGATTACTACCCATTTAGTACAACAAAAATTTCAAGTATCCGAAATATCAAGTAATGGAACTACTAAACACACACCCGATTAAAAAATCCGACCTTGGTTTCCATGGTAATCTATTTGGAGGTAAACTATTGAGTTGGATAGATGCCTCAGCTGCAGGTTATTCAATGCAATTATGTGATACTCCAAGAATGGTTACAGTAAGCATAGACCAATGCAATTTTGAAAAACCAGCTAAAGAATCTCAGTTGCTAAAAATCTATGGACGTCCACTCAAAGTTGGAAATAGTTCAATGACCCTTTATATGGAGGCAAGAGCACACAACGTTTACACTGGAAAACAAGACTTGATATTGAAAACTAACATTACCTTTGTTCAGATTGATGAAGGTGGAAATGCTATTCCTTTAGGTGAAAAAGCTAAAGCCAGAATTTCAAGTATCTTAAAAAAAGACTTGGAACCTGTAAAATAATTTAGTATATTTAAGGTATAAAAATAAAAGTTATGACATTTAGAAAAAAAGCAAAAACCCGTTTCAAGTCATTTTTAAGACGCCTAGGTTTACTTTGTAAAAAACCTACTACACCTTCAAAACGTATCCGCATTTCCAAAACACTTTGGCCCGATGGTACAGTTACTGATCATGAACGATTAGACAAGCAACCATTGTTTGAAGGTAATACGTTTGAAACCGAATTACATTTGTGGAATGAACTTCACAAAGATGTTAAGAAGAAAAAATCAACCCCTAAAAAATAAAAGTTATGAAAATCGAACGCGAAAAAATTATGAATCTGTTGAAACCAACAATGAATGCTATTATCTTGATTGCTGTAGGAACCGCTATGTTCCGTTTAGGAATAGCATATCAAAACGATAAAAGTAAAGAACAAACTAAAGTAGAAAATCCTTATGCACACGCTTATTCACCTGAGGAAATTTCAATTGCAGTCAATGAATCAAATGAGTTGATCATGATTGAACGCGAAACTGGAGAATATATTGTGTATTCAGATCAAATTGGCCAAACAATCTTTGGAATGTACGCCAACCGTATTCACCAAGAAGCAACGAATGCTGGTAAATAGTATTAAAATCGGTATTGTGGCGGGGGCAGTTATTGCTACCGCCCTTACTGTTACTGAACCGGAAGTGCAAACAACTCAAGAAGTGCGCATTCCAAACAGTATCGATCAAGGTTCACCACCATCGCTACAAATGTACAAGTACATTAAGGCATACGCTGATACATTTGATATTCCCGTGCAATATGCATTTGGAGTAGCATATGCTGAAACAAGATATTGCGGTCCTTTCCATTGGAAATACAATCCTGCTCAAACATCTTGCACGGGTGCTGAAGGACCAATGCAAATTTTACTTTCAACTGCACGTTACTTAAACAAAGATGGTGTTTCCCGCGAACGCTTACGCACAGATATTAAATATAACGTGAAAACCTCAATGTATTACTTGAGACGTTTATATAATCGCTATAGAAATTGGGCAATTGTATTTGGATGTTACAATACAGGTTATCCTAGAGTAAATGATTACGCAAGAAGAGTTGTAAACCATAAATTGAATTGGAGATGAAAACAGTAGTTTGTATAAATGATAGTAGACTACCTGAAGGTGCTCAAGTAGTTAAAGGTAGAGAATATACAGTAACAGATGAGTTTGTAAACAATTACGATCAACGAGTTTTTATCATTGAAGGTATCTCAAATGAAGGTACTACTAAAATGGGATTACGTTGGATTGGATATGATGCAAATAGATTTGCAGATTTAGATACAATAAAAGAAGAAATTTACGAACACGCATACGCAGAAGCATGAAACAAATAAAAATTAGCCACGAGGTACCATTTTGCCTCTTAGAGAAAAGTAGGGAATTCAATTCATACGATTATATGCTCCCTCACTTGATGGACGAAAATGAAGAATATCGCAATTTCTTCTACGAATCCAAGAAAATGGGTCGATACATTGTAATGGACAATTCACTTCATGAACTAGGTGAAGCATATAATACAGCCCGTTTATTGCTTTGGATTGATGAAATCAAACCAGATGAATTCATCGTGCCAGATGTATGGGAAGATTATGCTGCTTCAATTCGAAACGCAAAACAATGGTCCAAAGTAGAACTACCTGAAGGAGTAACTAAAGTAGCAGTAGTGCAAGCAAAATCGATGTATGAGGCTGGGTTATGTGTTCAAGCCTATCGCGATTTGGGGTACAAGAAAATAGCATTTTCATATGGTGCTGAATACTATCATGAATTATGCCCACACCCAAACAAAGATTTAGGTAAAGCAATTGGTCGTTATATGGTTTTATCAAATTTCCAAAACAATAAAACACTTTTACCAAATGATCGAGTACATTTGCTTGGAACTGCATCTCCAATTGAATTTGGAATGTATAAAAATATGCCATTTATCGAATCAATTGATACTTCAAATCCAATTATGGCGGCAATCGATGCAATGGTTTATACAAAAATGGGGTTAGATAGAAAACCAATGGCCAATATGAACAATTTTCAAGACATAGATATTGATGAAATTAATTTAGGTTCAATTAACTACAATGTTGAAATGTTTCGTCAAATAAATGGACTCTAATTTGGAGTCCATATTTTCTTTTAGTATATTTAATGCAAATAATAAGTTATGGAATATTTAAGTTTATATGATTACCTAGGAAAACCCGCAGGTAAAGAACTAGGTGGACAAGTTGCCCAAGCAGCTTACAAAGGTGGTATTAAACCACAAAATAGAGAAGTTGACAACCCAAAATACACAGGTATAGTACATTTGTACCCTAAGGATTTTTTGGATTTTTATTTTAAAGAACCTGAAACATATCAAATTGAAGACAATTTGCCTCAAGGGCATGATTGGACAGGAAATCTTGAAGATGATGAACTCCCTTTCTAAAGAAGAATTTGAAAAATATCGTGAGACTTGGAAGTCTGAATGGTATGATCATTGGAGGCTCTTGGATATTGACTTTGAAACTTATATGTTAATGAAAGGGTTAACAAAACAAGAATTTAAAAATTTAAATAGTGAATTATGGCAAAACACGTAGTAGTTAGTCTTAGCGGAGGGATGGACTCCTCCACATTGTTACTTCGTTGCTTGAAAGAGTACGATACAGTAACAGCACTTTCATTTGATTACGGTCAAAAACATCGAGTTGAGCTTGAACGCGCTCAATCGTTAGTAGATTATATTAATGATAAAGAAAATAAAATAGTAGAAGATGGTGATAAAGCACCTTATTTCCCCATTAATTACCGTCAAATTAAATTAGATGGCCTAGTTGACCTACTTAATTCAGCACTTGTAACAGGTGGAGATGAAGTACCTGAAGGACACTATGCTGAAGAAAACATGAAAGCAACAGTTGTTCCTAATCGGAACAAAATCTTTGCTTCAATTACTCAAGCAGTTGCACTTTCAATTGCTGATAAAACAGGTGAACAATGTGATATTGCAATGGGTATCCACGCTGGTGACCATGCAATTTACCCAGATTGCAGACAAGAATTCCGTGATGCAGATGATGCAGCATTTAGAATTGGTAACTGGGGTTCTGAAAAAGTAGGTTATTTTACACCATATCTTGAAGGTGATAAATTTACTATCTTACAAGATGGAGAAGTATTATGTAGTGAATTGGGTTTAGACTTTAATGAAGTATATTCTCGTACAAACACTTCATATAAACCACTTTACCATGAAATTGCTTATGAAAACGAAGACGAAATCGTTGAGGTAAAAGGATGGTTCTCTGATTACAAATCAGCAAGTTCTGTAGAGCGAGTAGAGGCCTTCATCAAACTAGGACGTCCCGACCCAGTACTTTATGCTGATGAATTTGGACCAGTAAGTTGGAATTATGTAGTGGCAGAAGTAACAAAAGTATTAGAAAACCATAATAACTAAAGAAATGGGCAGATATAGAAAAAAACCAGTTGAAATTGAAGCAATTCAATTTGTATCTGATAACATTGAAAAAGTATATGAAATGTTAGGTAATAATCTAAAAGTAACCCCCTCAGCAGATGGTGAAGGATTATACCACTTTATAAGAACTTTAGAAGGAGATATGGAAATCTCTTGGAACGATTATATTATCAAAGGTGTTAAAGGAGAATTTTATCCGTGTAAACCTGATATCTTTGAATTAACTTACGATAAAATAGACTAAAATGGCAAAATTTAAATCAACAAAAGTATTTGATGGATTCAGCACAGTATTCCGTCAATGGAAAGCAGATGGAACACATTGTTCATTTCTACATGGTTATGGTGTTTCATTTAAAATCACATTTGAAGGTGAATTAGACCATAGAAATTGGGTTTGGGACTTTGGCGGTATGAAACGTGCTAAATGTACTATTGATGGAAGGAATCCTAAAGCATGGATGGATTATATGTTTGATCACACCACAATTATGGCTGAAGATGATCCACATCTTGGATTTTTTGAAGGTATGCATGTAAAAGGAATAATCCAATTAAGAGTAATCCCTGCTACCGGAGCAGAACAATTTGCAAAATATATCTACGATAAAGTAAATGCATTTGTATTAGAAGAAACAAACAATAGAGTATCTGTAGTCCAAGTAGAATTCAGCGAACACAATAAAAACTCAGCAATTTATGGACAATAGTTATTATACGACAACCACCACTTTTGGTGATATTAAATTTACATATACATTAACAAAATAGCGACTTGGGTGCGTTTTTACCATATGTATAATCATGGAACGCACTAAAATTTACTATCTACATTACGGAAATAATGTACCCATTTATGTAGGAAAATCTAATAGAATCCAAGGTAGAATATCTAATCATAGAAAAAATTTCGGAAAAGATATTATAGCTGAAGTGTTAGATGATGTACCTTTACATGAATGGAAGTTTTGGGAGTGTTTTTGGATAGAACAATTTAAACAATGGGGGTATGTCCTTTCAAACAAAAACAATGGTGGTGGAGGAGCTACTAAACAAAATTTTTCCCCTATTAGAAGTCAAAAAATAAGTAAAGCTAGACTAGGTAAACCTATGCCCCATAAAGGAAAAAAATTTACAGAAGAGCATAAAGAGAAAATTAAATCTACTCGAGGTTTTCTCCAATCCCGCCCAAATACTTGGACAAATCAACCAGTTCTTCAATATAATTTAGATGGAACTTTTATAAGGGAATTTGGTTCCCAATTAGAAGCTTCGTATTTTTTACAGGTAAAAGGAGATGGAGTTGGAGCCTGTTGTAGAGGTAAACAAAAATCTGCTTATGGTTACATATGGAAATTTAAAAATATAAAACAACAAGAACAATGAAACAAATAACAAAATCAGTAATTAAGCTATCGGAGATTCCGCAGCATTTACAACAAGACGAAATCTTACAAGGACACAAAGTGCATACCTACGCAGAGTTCCATATTGATGATTCCGAACAAGACGAATTGACCTTATGGCTATTGAGTCAATACCCTACATTAAAAAGGAAGACAAGTTTTTTAATTCACATTGACCAAGAAACGCAATCTTGCGAAGATATGGCACACGAGTCTTATTTATACGGGCACACAGTTGGTTTTACTAAAGCTATGGAAAAATTACAGAACATTGAAGCTAAACAACAAGAACAATGAAAATAGAAATGCTTAAAAACCAAGTAGAATTATTACAAGAAGATATAGAATGTGTACATATGTATCTTGACGATAAACACATTGCAAGAAAAGATTCTAAAGGCAGAGAATATTCTATTGTTGGCAGAATAAAAAGACTTGAAGAAAGTTATCAAAAACAATTACCAGAACTTGAAAGTTATTATTTAACCTTTGATTAAGAACAATGACATTTTTAATAATATTATGGCTTATGGCAATGGTAGTAACCGTACATAACATTAATCAAAACAACTAAACAACAAGAACAATGAAAGAAATCCTTTATTTCTCAGCCAGCTGGTGTATGCCATGTAGAAACTTCAAACCAATTATGGAGCGAGTAGGACAGGATGTTCCTGTACAATTTGTAAATGTAGACGAAAGTCCTCAACTAGCCGCTCAATATAATATTCGAAGCGTACCTACATTGGTATATTTAAAAGACGGACAAGAAGCAGACAAAACAATCGGAGTTTTAACTGAAGCACAAGTAAAAGAAAAATGGAATCTACTCTAGGAAGAATTGAAGACTATAACAAAGTTTTACCAATTGTAGAATTGTATCGTTGCGTTCAAAGCGAGGGATCTCGTTTTGGACGCCCAACGATTGCAGTTCGCACAACAGGTTGTACTCACCGTTGCTATTTTGGTGAAGGCGGATGGTGCGATTCTTGGTATACAAGTATCCACCCAGAAAAAGGTACGTTTACCTTTAATGACATTATCAAAATCTATGATGAAAACCCACATATCAAAGAAATGATGTTAACTGGAGGTTCACCTACAATGCATCCAAAATTGGTAAACGAACTAACACATTTTGCAAATGAAAGAGATATTCTCATTACTATTGAAACTGAAGGATCCCACTTTTTGGCTACTGATTATCCATTGGACCTTATTTCTCTTAGTCCTAAGTTTGGCAACAGCGTTCCCGTGGTTGGTACTTCTACACCTCAAGGAGCAATTGTAGACCAAAAAATGGTTGATCAACATAATAAGTTTCGTTTAAAAATAGATACAATTAAACAAACTTTAGAATATCATATTGACTACCATTACAAACCTGTTTGGGATGGTACAGAAGAAAATTTACGTGATATTGAATCATTCCGATTATTATTAGGTATTCCAAAACACAAAACTTTTATCATGCCAGCAGGCGATACACGTGAAGAACTTATTAAAATGTATCCAATTGTATTTGATATGTGTGCTGAAAAAGGTTATAATATGACAGGGAGAGATCATATCATAGCTTTTGACACTCGTCGCGGAGTTTGATTTAAATCCGTAAAGAAGAGTATACTTTCACATATGTATAATAAAACAACATATGAGTAGGTATAAACAAACATGCAATAATTGCAATATAGATTATAAATCAAATGGTCCTTATAGCAAATATTGTTCAAAAGAATGCAGACAAGAAAGTAGAGCCCAAGAAAGAACATATGTGGGGTGTGCTCAATGTAACACCCCCATTAGATTCTATCCTAGTCAACAAAACAAATTTTGCTCTAACCAATGCCAGGGTAAATGGGTTAAAGAAAATATGAAAGAAGAAAGGATAGAATTGGCGGCCCATATGCGAAAAAGTTGGAATGAAGAAGCTTGGAAAAAAAGTTTGGAAACTCGAAAGAAAAATGGTAATATTATAGAAAATTTTGATTGGAAACAATATTGGAGAAGATGCGATTGGTTAACTAGAAAGATACGAAAACAAATGTTAGAAACTTGGGATGGATATGATTATATTGATGGAGAATATATAAAAGACCATCTAAACCTACACTTCAGCGACAAAAATTACCCCACCCTAGACCATATTAAATCTAGATCCCAGTGTTTTAAAGAAGGACTTTCCCCATATGAAGCAACCACACCAGAAAATTTAAAATGGACCAAAAGAATAAACAACAGTAAAAAATACAATAAATAAGCCCTATGAAAAATGTTTTATTTAATACAGAGGAAATCCAAAACAAAGTAGCACAAATGGCTGCACATATCGATTCTAAACATGCCGAAGAAGACGAAGTTGTAATGATTTGTGTGTTGAATGGTGGATTTATGTTTTTTAGTGATTTAGTAAAACAGATGTTGAAAGATGTTGAAATCGATTTTATCCGAGCTAAATCATACAACGGTCAAGATCAAGGTGTAGTTCATATTTTAAAAGATATTGAAACAAATATTGAAGGAAAACACGTATATGTAGTAGATGATTTCTATGATACTGGAAATACTTTAAATAGAATTTTAGAGCATTTAAATACTCAAAACCCTGAATCACTTAAGATGGTTACTTTACTAACCAGAGATGTTTCCCCCCTACCAGAATATTACCACTATTATGGTTTTATGATTCAAGATGAATGGGTAGTAGGTTATGGGATGGATAACGATAAAAAAGAGCGTAATTTAAATTATATTTACGCACTTTAACTTGGATAATGTAAATAAATTTAGTATATTATAATAAAAATAAAAGTCATGAATGTATCTCAAGCATTAAAGCAAAAAAACAAATTAGTTGTTGAGCTAAAAAAGCAATACCAAATTGCACAAAAATTTAATTCCCAAGAAGAAGGGAATATTAGACGTTATTCGGTGCAAGCAGCATTGGATAAAGCAGTTGAGTTAACTTTAGAGTTAACAGAGTTAAAAACCAAAATTCACCTAGCAAACGCTCCGGTATATGATAAGATTTTCCGTATGGCTGAGTTAAAAAACCGTATCAAGGAATTGAGAAAAATTCCAACGGAAGAAGGAAAATCAGAAGCAAGATACAGCTCAGTAGTATCTGTAAAAGAAGTAGAAATCAATATTGCCCAACTTGATGAGATGGTAAAAACATTAGAGGCAAGAATTGAAGAAATTCAAGCTGAGTTGGACATCCATAACGCAACAACACAAATTTAATTTGAGTAGGGAGTGATGACGAATTAATTTTTGATGTCGTACAATTCAACTATGAGCCACATAGCGGATAAGTGATAATGATAAGGGTTCGCCCATATCAAACCTCAAAAACTCAAAACATCAATCCTCGCGCATTTCAATAAATTTAAACCTCTCTGAACCTGGACTAAATTATTGATTTTGATTCGCTCCCCTCATTTTAACTTGGATACCTTAAGGATTATCCGTACATTTATATAAAATAATTAGTTATATGTCAGAAAACAAACGTAGAAAAAACCACACTGATTTAGAGTGTGTTAAAACAGGTTTCGCGAATGGAGTTGCGCCTGGGTTCCCACTTACCGAAAAAGAAAAATGGGCAATGGTAGATGAAGCAGAAGTTGCTTATGGTAAGTTTCTAGATGCTCTAGGTGTTGATTGGAAAAACGATCCAAACTCCGATAATACACCAAGACGTGTAGCAAAAGCTTATGTATTTGATTTATTTGCAGGTCGATATGACGCAATGTCAGACATTACTTCATTCCCTTCAGACGGATACGATGGTATTGTAATCGAACGAAATATCCCATTAACTTCAATGTGTTCACATCACCACCAAACAATTGGAGGAGTAGTTCATATTGGTTATGTAGTTGGAGATCAAGGTCGAGTAATCGGATTATCTAAATTGAACCGAATTGTAGAACATTTTGGTCGTAGAGGTGCTATCCAAGAACAGCTTACAGCCGCTATTCACCAAGCAGTAGATAAAATTTGTGAGAAAAACAAAGGTGTAATCGTAACTGTAGTAGCAACCCACAATTGTGTATCTTGTAGAGGTGTTAAACACCAAGGTGCTTCAATGGTAACTACAAAAGCATCAGGTGTATTCTTGGACAATGATAACCAAGCACGCAAAGAATTCTTTGATTCATTAAAAATTAATAATGGTGGACACCAAATCTAAAAATATGACAACAGGACACTTACTTTATCAGGCTTTAGAAGCAAAATATAAAGCCCAAATTGCTGAAGCGACAGCAACCCTATCAATCTATTTTAATAATCCTGTGGGTATTGGGGAACATCCTCAACATCTTGAAGAAATGGATAAATTTGTATCCCAACTTGCAGATGCGCATGATAAATTAGAAGCATTGAAATATCTTCCACAATCCCCTAACGAACCTGCATTTTAATATGAGCCCACTAGAACAAAAACAACAAGAACTTATTGATTTACTTTATGGACAAGTTGTAGATCTATCAATAATGTCCAAAATTGAACTTGGAGACGACGTAACCCAGAAATGGAAACAGTTAAACCAAGAAATTGCACAATTGAAAGATTATGTACCATTTGTATCAGAAGTTGAGGAATTCAATGCAATTATGGGGAAACCAAATAATTATACCCCGGTCATTCCCGATGAGAAGGAATGGATGTTTGTCTACAATTTCATTTTGGAAGAACTTGAGGAATATAAGCATGCTTGTGAAACAGGAGATATTGTTGAAGTGCTTGATGCTTTATGTGACATTACCTACGTCTCGCTTGGTAACGGCGCTATGCTACATGGTCTTAAGGATAAAGTATGGCCCGCGTATCAAGAAGTTCAAGCATCGAATCTTAGCAAAGCTTGCATTAGCGAAGAAGAGGCACAAGAAACCGTTAGAGTTCGCTCCGCAGAGCAAGAGGAACCGTGTCACTATGAACAGGTTGGTAAATATTTTATCGTCTATAGAACACGCGATCGCAAAGTCATGAAAAATATCAATTACTTCAGACCCGATCTTACCCAATTTTTAAACAAATAGTTATGAGAACTCCACTAGAAATTATTGCTGAATTTAGAAACGTTTTATATTGGTCACAACCAAATATGAAACATGATGAAATGTTAGCTCTTATTAATGAATTAGAAGCCACCTTATTTCCAGTTGAAGAAATAATGGTTATAGAAGAACCAGTAATTGAAGAGCCAATTGTAGAGGTAGTTGAAGAAGTAGTTATTGAAGAAACAGTTACTGAAGAACCAACTGTAGAGATAGCTGCACCTAAAAAAACAACACGTAAAAAATAATAAAACAAAATAAAAGTTATGTACCAATCGGTTTTCTACAATAGATTACCCGGAGAAGATCAATGGCATTACTATCTCAGGGACGATAAAAAAGGAATACACAAATTTACTTATTGGCCCACTGTCTATAAACTTGATGATGAGGGGGAATTTGAAACACTATTTGGTGATAGATGTTCCCCTCTCCAAGGCAAATACGATAGAAAAGATCCTACTATTCTAGAAAAAGATATTGACCGTGAACTTGTATTGTTAAGGGATTTGTATTACAAGACGGATGAAATGCCTTCCTACCACAATACAGTTTACCTGGATATTGAGATTGAAATTTTAGGTGCACTTACTCCAACTACCATCAAAGAAGCAAATGCTGAAATTACAGCAATTGCTTTGATTGATACTTCCACTAAAGAAAAAATATGTTTTATTTTAGATAAAGCAGGTAAAATTGAAGACATCGATCAAGATGGTAAGAAAGTTGTTTCTTGTGCAAGTGAAGATACTTTACTCCGTAAGTTTTTATTAAAATGGGAACAAATGGATCCTACAATTGTTGTAGGTTACAACAGTGATTTCTTTGATATTCCGTATTTATATTATCGAATCAAGAAAAAACTAGGAGACGAAGTATATCGCCTATCTCCAGTAGGTAAAATTGAAGAGACACCAACTCAACCCAATTCCCCAATTCGTATTGGTTTAGTTAATAGTCTAGACTATATGATGTTGCTTCGCAAGTATATTATGAAGGAAGAACCATCATATAAACTAGGTGATATTGGAACCAAGTATGCTAAGCTAGGAAAAATTGAATACAATGGTAATTTGGATACATTGTTTAGAGAAGATCCAAACAAATTCATCGACTACAACATTCGAGATGTTGAAATCATTGAAGCGCTAGAGGAAAAACAGAAGTTTATTGAATTGACTATCTTGATTTCTCACCTATGTCATACACCATATGAATCAATTTACTACAATACTGCATTAAACGAGGGTGCTATTTTAACGTATCTAAAACGTAAAAATATTATTGCACCAAATAAACCAACCACTACTAATCCATCAATTAGGGAATTGGAATTGGGTGATCATGTTGTACATCAACGAGGTACCTCTACAATTGAAGGTACAGTATATAGTTTTGAGGACAAGCAAGTTATAGTCAAAACAATGGCTGGAAAATATATTGCTCGTAACCCTAGAACAATTAAGAAAAAAGATAGTTACGCAGGTGGATATTTACTTGACCCAATTCCAGGACTGTATTCAGATGTAAGTGACCTTGACTTTACCTCACTATACCCTTCAATTATCAAATCATTGAATTTGGGTGTTGAAACATTGGTAGGTAGAATTGTTACAAAAAACAATTACGAGCAGTACAATTCACTTGAGCAGTTAAAGAAACTTGACCCCGAAGAAAAAATACACATTCAAAAACTAAACCGATACTCATATCAACTTAAAGATGCTACAATATCAGTTGGTGCTTTGGTTCGCTTGATTGAGGACAACAATTGGACTATTTCTGCTAGTGGAGCGTTTTTTACAAACGATAAGAAAAGTATTGCTTGCGAGGTACTTGAGGACTGGTTTGATCAGCGAGAACATTATCGAGCACTTAAGAAAACCGCAGGTAAAGCGGAAGATTGGGCCAATTACAAACTATATGACTTGTATCAAATGGCATTCAAGATCTTGCAAAATGCACTGTACGGTACATATGCAATCAACTCTTGGCGATTTACAGATGGATTCAAGATATGCTCCGCAGGTATTACAAATAGTGGACAACGTTTAACCAAAGAATCAATCCTATTTGTTGACCAGTACATTTCAGATCAATTAGATATTGACCCTAAAAAGTTTGTAATTGCATCCGATACCGATTCACTTTATATGGAGTTGACAGATTTGCTTAAACATAGAAATCCTGATCTAAACTACAACGATCGTGAAGAAAAAATCAATCGATTGTTGGTTTTGACAGAGGAACTCCAAGATGTAGCAAATGGGAATTTGAACAATATCACGCAGGATCTGTTCAACATGCATGGCAAACACCACTTCACGCTCAAGCAAGAGGTAATCGCTGAAAAAGCGTATTGGTCTGGAAAACGCCGTTATGCAATGTATATTGTAAACAAAGAAGGTGTACCTATTGAGGAACTAGAGATGAAGGGATTGGACATTATGAAATCTAACTTCCCCCCTTATTTTAGAAACTTTGGAGAAGAACTTATCAAATCCATCCTATTCAGTAAACCAAAAGAAGACATAGACAAGTTTGTAATGGACTTTAAAAACTCGATGCAGACCATAGAATGGATCAAGCTATTGAAACCAACTGGATTGAAAAAAATGGGTGAATATATTGAACGTAGACCTATGGCTGGTGAATTGTTTTCTAAGTTAAAATTGAAATGCCCTATTAACACCAAATCAGCTATTATTTACAATGACTTTTTACGTTACAAGAAACTCAATGTAAAATACCCTGAATTTACAATTGGAGACAAAATGTATATTGCTTATTTGAAACCAAACCCATACCAAATTGAGGTAATCGGTTACAATGGCTACAATGATCCACCTGAAATTACAGAATTGATCAACAAGTATATTGATCGTGATGGTTTATTTGATAGTGTGATTAGAAACAAATTAGAGGGAGTATACAATGATATTGGATGGGTGCTCAATTTGAACCCGTTTAAAGCAAAGTTCTTTAACTTCAGCTAGGATACCTAAAACATTTTTCTTATCTTTACAATATGGTAAATAAATTAGTTCTACAAAGCGTTATAAACAAATACTACTTGGGCGAAAACGAGTCCGTCAAGTGGAAAATCAAAGACAAAACCCTTACTATAGACTTTATGTCTGTAAATAAAGAGGTAATAGGTAAAATCGTTCACAACAATATTGATATTGAGGACAGTGAGTTAGCTATCTTTGATACCAAAAAATTCCTCAACTTATTAGGTATCACTCAAGGTGAATTGATGTTTGAGTTAGAGAAGGGCAAATCGGTTTATACCAAAATGAAGTTTGCAGATGCTTCCTTTAACTTGACCTATGCACTTGCTGATCCTTTATTGATTGGGAAAGTAGGTACTGTAACTGAGCCTGAATGGCATGCAGTTTTGCCTTTAGAAAAAGAGCATGTTGACAATTTAGTTAAAGCAAAAAATGCTTTAACAGGTGTTGGTGCAATGACTATTTCTGTTGAAGTTGACTTGAACGGAGACAATATGTGCTTGTTTACATTTGGAGATGAGCAAGGCCACAACAACAAGATCACATACCAAATGTATGGCACAATCAAACAAGAAAAAGCAGAAATACCATTCAATTCAGATATGTTTAGAAACATTTTGAAGGAAAATAAGGATCTAGAAAGTGGTAGCATTTATTTGAGCTATCAGGGCCTAATGAAACTTGAATTCAAATCAGAAGATACGCTAAGCACCTATTATATGGTGAGACGTGAAGAAAGTGCTTTCTAATACGTATAACATATGGGAAATATAAAATTATTGAGTATACTAAATGAGGTTTTAAATGAAGTAGGAGACCTACAACATATCGAACCCTCCCCATATACTAAAACAAACCAATCAACTTATAATTTCTCAGTTAATTTAGATGGAGAAGATGTTCCTGGTGAAGTGGTATTTCAATCAATAGACAAATATATTCATCCTGAGGATTTAAAAGTTACGTCTCGAATATTTAGAGATAATTTTAATGGAGATTTATCTACTATATTTAATGTAGGATATCAAATAGGAGGAAAAACAACCCAATATCAAAAATCTGACATAAAAAATCTCTACATTGTAATGAAAACAGTAGTTGAGATTATAAAAGATTTTATCAAAGAAAACCAACCATTTGGAGTTGTTTTTTTTGAAGATAATAAAAATAGTGAAGTTGGAATAGATAAACAAAAAAGACTTTTCAACCATGCCATTTCAAAACATCATTTACCTTCAAATTATAGAATGGAAGAAGGAAAAATTGGAGAAACTGAAATGACCATTATTTATAAGGGTAAAATGAAATAGCTTGTCTATTCAAATAAGTTTTCGTATATTATAGTTATAAATTTAAATTTAGTTATGCAAGAAACAAAACGCAGAGGTCGTCCGGCTCGGGACGAAAATGACACACAATCAAACTTATGTACCATTAAAGATCCTTCAATGGAACCTTTTTATGTTGTAAAGGATGCTACAAACTTTACAGTTATGGAACGGTCTATTGCTACAAGAGGATTTGGAGGCGGTAAAGCATCCGGTAAAGAAACTGAAAAAGTAGTAGGTTACTACAGTAACTTTGCAAATGCCCTAAACCGCATCTCAAAAGAAAAGTTTTATCAAAATCAAGGTGAGTACGAAACCATTCAAGAGTACCTCAACACTTGGAATACAGTCAAAGAAGGAATGGAATCAATGTTAAACAAGTTAGAAATATGAAAAAATTAGAAGCGTTATTTGATGCGGTGATTGTAAAACCGCTTGAATTAGAAGAAACCCAATTCGGCTCCATCTTTATCCCAGATGCAGGTAAAGACAGAAACGAACAGGGAACAGTAGTTGCAGTTGGACCTGGACGTCAGGTAGCAGGAGTTGGTTTTGTACCAACAGAAATCCAAGTAGGAGATGTAGTTATTTTGCCTACAATGGGATTCTCAAGGTTGCAATTCGACAACGAAGAGTATTATATTGGAAATGAAAATCAAATTTTAGCAAAAATTAAAAAGGAAGAAAATGAGTAAAGTTATTGAATTTGGCCCTGAAGCCCGTAAGAAACTAGTTAAAGGTATTGACACACTAGCAGATGCAGTTGTAGCAACACTTGGCCCTAATGGTCGAAATGTAGTTTATGTTGAAAATGGAATGGTTGTTTCAACCAAAGATGGTGTAAGCGTTGCAAGACAAATTGCTTCACTTGAAGACCCAATCGAAGATTTGGGAGCACAAATGGTTAAACAAGCAGCTATTAAAACTGCTGACCACGCAGGTGATGGTACAACTACCTCAACCTTGCTAGCACGTGAATTGGTAAAAGGTGGTATCTCCAAATTGAACGAAGGTGCAAATGCAGTTGAAATCAAACGTGGAATTGATGCAGGTGTAAAAGAAGTATTAGCAACACTCAAAGACAATTCAGAAAAAATTACATCTGAAGAGCAACTTGAGCAAATTGCTACTATCTCAGCAAACAACGATCCTGAAATCGGTAAATTGATTTCACGCGCTATGGAAAAAGTAGGACGTGAAGGTGTAGTTTACATTGAAGAGTCTAAAACAGACGAAACATATCTTGAAGTTGTAGAAGGTATTCAATTTGATCGTGGTTACAAATCACCTTACTTTGTTACAAACAACAACAATATGTCAGCTGTATTGCAAGATGTTTCTATCTTATTGGCAGACCACCGTTTTACCAACATCAAAGAATTAGTTCACATTTTGGATGGTATCGCATCTAAAGGAAAATCATTATTGATTATTTCAGAAGACATTGATGGTGATGCTTTAGCTACATTGATTGTAAACAAAATGCGAGGTACACTTAAAGTAGTAGCTGTTAAAGCACCTGACTTTGGTGAGCGTCGTAAATTGATCCTTGAAGATATTGCTATCTTAACTGGTGGTAAAGTATTTGACAAGGAAAAAGGTATGAAACTTGATCGTTTCGATTTCGGATGGTTAGGAAATGCTAAAACAGTTACAGTAACCAAAGAAAAAACCACAATTATT